TAACAACGCGTCATCTAGAATAATGGCATTAAACACGGCGGTCGGTATATCCGAGTACAATCTAGCATATAAATATGGATTTACATACGATGATAACCTGAATCTACGTATATCATATCTCATGAACGATATAACAGACGATGAATTGAAACGTGAACTTCAGAGACGTGACAAACATAACGAAAAGAACACGGATATACGAAACATATATCAGATGTTTATTGATACCGGAAGTGATCTATTGAGACAATGGATGATAGAACCACACCGAGAAGACGAAATAGTAGAAACTGGATTTCAATTAGCAAAGTATACAAATGAGGTCATCACTCGTATACGTGAAAGATATGTGTGTCAGGTTCCTAGATACATATTTCTCAGTAGATAACAGATATTAATGCAATTTTTACGCTCAATGTTTACTCTTCCACAAATCACATATAGAGAGCCAATTGTCATACATAATATAATCACACACGAAGAATGTGAGTATATCAAATCTAGAGCATTACCTAAACTCAGATCATCGACGGTATCCGATGATATGATTATAGATGATACGATTCGACGAAGTGAAACCGCGTGGTTACACACAGATGACCCAGTAATACATACTATAGTTAATAAGTGTCTAAAATATACAAATAAGCCATGTGAAAATTGCGAAGGTATACAGGTACTCAGATACAAACCCCGTGGGTTTTATACGGTACATCAAGATGCAACAAACGCGCATAAAAATAAACGCATGCATACATTCATACTCGCCTTGAATGATGAGTATGAAGGTGGAACTACATATTTTCCCGTCTTGAAAAGGCGGTACAGACTACATAAGGGTGACGCACTTTTCTTTGACACACTTGATAATCGTGGTATGATAAATAATAAATCCTTACACACGGGCGAAGAAGTCAAGCGCGGTGAAAAATGGATATGTAACGTATGGGTGCGCCAAACTAAATATCGCCTCTAGCGCGTAACTTTTCGCGGTTCTGCATGTGAAGTGCTTCTACATCCGCTTTATTCTGTCCAACATATGGGACTGCATATCCTTCGTCGCACATCCACTTGTTTACATTTGTCCATTGACCACCTTCTGATACCCACACTTCTGCTAAAATGCGACCAAATTTTCCTCGTGAGTCCTTTTCTGGGCATCTGAGTTCGATCTCTATATCATCCTTCTCAGATTCTATGGCCTTGAGGCACCACTCTTTGAGTTTCTTCTTCGAAAGAAGACCGAAGACTTTTTCTTCTGTGTTTGACGTGCGAGACTCGGGTGTATCGATACCGAGCAAACGCACGCGTTGCTTGGTGCATACATCGAACCCAAGGTCAATCGTCACATCTATCGTGTCTCCATCAACAACCTTTTCTAAGGAAGAGACGCGGTAAATGAATTCACAGGGTTCTTGGGCGTAGGTGGACATATACTATGGGTTAGATTATAATTGATTTAATATTTTATTCATTCGTTTACGTGCGATTTCAGTATTCTTGTCATTCTTCGCCTTGTTTACTTTCAATTTAAATCGTCCTAACTCACCCATTTGCGTGATTTTGTTGAGCTCAGTTTTGAGATCTCTTCGTACTTTGCCAAATGCACCACCTATGGTAAAATTACCATTTGGTCGTCTGGAATTTATTAAATTTCTCAATTTATTCTTTTCGAGTTCAATCATCTGTCTCTTTTCTTGATTCAATGTATTACCCATGCGCTGAAACGCCGCAGTTGCGTTGAAATTTGGTTGTTTCTCGCTACGCAGTTGTGCGCGCATATTTTTGGCGGATTTACGAGCTTGTGCTAATTGAATTCCGGCACGACTCTGGTTGAGTGACGTATTTGATAACTTTTGTTGAAGCTCTTGTCGTTGACCAATGAGTCCTTCGACCACACCTCTCGCTACACCAACTTCTTTGCGTAATTGTCCACGTTGTTGTTGAACATTTCTCAACTTTTGTCTGAATGCATTCTTTTGTTTAGATGTATTGTTTAATTTAGTCTGTAAAAGTTGTTTTTCTACAGCCTTACCCGCACCTTGGAATCTCGATTTCGCAAGGTTTGACAACGCCTGTTGCCGTTGACCAACGAGTCCTTCGACCACACCTCGCGCGACACCAATCTCTTTTTGAGCTCTGTTCAGATTGGTTCGGGTATTTTTCATCTGTGTACTGAGACCACGTGCAGCGGCCCCTTTCCATGCTCCAGCCACTCTAGATTTCTGGAGGTTTGTTTGGAGACCAGTCACAGCACCTTGTGTGGTGTTTAATTCTTGCTTCGTCTTATTCAAATTTTGTCTTACTTGTGCTAAAGTTGTACTTCTATTTTGAAGTTCTTTGAATAAAATATTTCGATTGGCGGTGATTTTTTGTAATTCACGGAGAGTCGAATTTAATTCAGTTTTAGTTTTCGCCATTATTTCGCCGAGGTTTTGTTTTTCTTTCTCAAATTCGCGTCTAAGAGCATTCTTTTCGGTGTTGGATGCATTCTTGTTATTTTTCATTTGTTGTTGAAGTCTCGCTATGTTTAATTGGATTTGTCTGATTTCATCAGATTTTTTGATTAGATTTGCGTTTTTCACCGCGAGTCGCTGCGTGGCGAGATTGAGTTTATTTTTTTGTGCAGATTCTCTGGTAGCGCTATTGCGCACGATTTTGTTTGCTTGTGTTTTATATGTATTAAATTGCGAAGATATGGCGTTTATTTGGTTTTGCATTTCTTTTCGTCGTGTTTCTAAAAGTGCGTTCTTTTGTTGTATGAGGGCATTCATTTCCTTTTTAGTTAAATTTGCCCGTTTGAGTTGTTCTTCGATTTCTTTCGCTCTTGTATTCGCAGCTTTCGCCGCGCTCGCACTTTGCTGAGCTTCGATTCGAGCAGCATTACGAGCCGCGTTCGCCGCTGCCTTATTATTGAGTGCTTTTTGGCGCTGAGCTTCAGCTTCGTTCACGAGACGACGACTTTCTATGACTGCCGCATTCGCGTTTTCCTTTGCTTTATTCGCCAATCTTTGTGCATTGGAAACCTCTTGTTTCTGTATAAGAAGTTGTTGCTCTAGTTCTTCGCGTTGTTGTTCGGTGAGCATTTTTTGGTTTCTAAGACTCGACTCTATGTTTGCTAGTTTGTTTTCTGCTTGTTTAGCCAATGTTTCAGATACACTCGCTTGATTCTTTAGATTTTTTATTTGTACGTTTGCGTTTTCTTTTTGTTTTCTCACATTTTCAGCCAATGCATTCATTTGTCGCATGTAATTCATTTTCTCGTTTTCGGATTTTTTCAATTGATTGTTTAGCTTGGACTTATTACCGAGCGCTTCGTTAAGTTGTTCTTGTAAAGCTCTCTTTTCATCATTGGACATGGATTTATTGGCGTTTAATTTATTTTTGATACTTTGTATTTCTGAATTTGTACTCAATTTTTCACTTTTGAGTTGTGCATACAACGCATTTTGTCTGTTTTTCTCGTTTTGTAAGGCTTGATATTCAATTTGACTCTGAAATTGATTTTTGAGGGCTTGGTTTAAGTTTGCTTGGAGTTTGTTTCTAACATTTGGACTCGTAGATTTCGCGAGTTCGTTTTTAAGCTTTTGTATGTTCTGCTCTTTCGCATTTCTATTGACTTTCAAGTTACCCAATTGTTCGCGCATCACGTTCATATTTTTCGCATTTGTGTTCATTCTTTGCTTCAGATTATTGCGTTCTTGCTTCAATGCGTTACGTTCCTCTACGGTTAGCTTAGAGTTGTTGAGTTTGTTTTCTAGATTTCGTATTTTATTTTCAAAACCCTTCAACACACCCGCATTCTCTTCGGTGGCGTTATTAAGTGCACGTCTGACATCATTGTTGTTCATTTCACCCGACATGTACTTATTTATCAGTTTGGTCCTAATATTTGGCTGAACATTTTTAAATAGTGTGTTGAATTGGACACCTCTTTCTTTTTTCTTTTGTTCAATCCGCGTATCAATCTTAGCTAGCCCGTTACGTATGTTATATGTATTTATGTTTTGCAGGGCTTCATTTCTCAATTCGTTTAAAGGCTTTCTATTACCAAATAGTTTCATAACTGTTTCTTGTCTTTTTCCAAACCCTTCATCCATATCGTGGAGTTTAATTATATTGTTACGCGCCGTGGTTGAACCAGTTTCTTTGAATTTTTCTAAAAGTCCCATCGCATTAGATTTTAACGTATTATTCGTAATTTTGTTTACGTGTTCTTTTTGGAGCGTATTCGCGACTGTCGTAAAGCTGGACGCGTTTAACTCTTGTTTGTACAACTTATCATATGTAGATTTGATTTTCATCTTAGTCGTATTGTAGAGGTTTACTCCGTTAGTATACGCCTTTATATGACCTTGGCTTATATTCATAAACTCAACACCCTTGTTACGAAGTTTTTTACTTCGGTCGACAGCATATTTTTCAAGCTCAGTAATTTTACTCTGTTTATTATTTACAGTCTTTGGTTCGGATACACCGAGCTTTCGTTTCAATTGCTCTATCGCGACCTTGTTATTGGTCTTGATCGCGCGGTTTATTTGTGTCATCAAATTTCTGGATCTCGGATCGGATGACCGACCCAATTTTTTAATGACATTCTTCAATGTGTTTTCACCGCGTTGGTTTTTTTCATTGACTTGGCTTCTCGCCTTTTCGCGCGCGAACCAGTTGTAGTAATTTGGCGACTTTTTTGCCGGTGGCGTGGTCGTACCATTATTTGGTGTTCGTTCCCGTGTACCGTTATTTGGTGTAACGGTATTGTTCTCTACATTGCTCGCCTCTCTAGAGATATTTTCTAAATTCGAGTTTATGTTGTTTTTAATGCCGTTACCATTCACGTTATTTACGTTTAAATTATTTGGGTACTCGTTTCTATTTACGGACACCGTGCGCATGGGTGTCGATGCCGCTCGAGCACGCACACTGGTACCAGCTCGAATGCGTATGGGTTCGTGTACATTTTTTGATTGCAAGAATGATCCAATAGATTCGACGATCTCATTCTTTGTCATAGTTTTGTAATTCACGAGCCCTGTTTTACGCGCAACACGCTTGAGTTGGGATAACGTAGATGACGCATTGAACAATACTTCAAAATCATTCTCGTTTAATGGAGATTTTCTATCTATCATATACCTTCCATCTTTCGATAATACGAGTGGTGGCAACGGTAATTTATTCGCCTGGATAGACGAATATGCGTTGCAGATTTGGTTTCGTGTGAGTTTGAGTTCAACACCTGTGTTCTGTTTGATGAGCCGCTTTAGGTTTTTTATGTCTACCCTTGGATCACACGCGTCCATATTGTTATAAACCAACAAAAAATTACGACGTACCCATGAGGTACATACGTATTTTGTCTTCATAGGACATATTGAAATCAAATATATTCATATCATCTACATCAATGACTTTAATCGTCTGGTGTGTGATGGGATACTGATACCTGTTGTTAAGATTTGCAATAATAAGCGTCTCCGCGAGTGTGCGTTGGTTATCGATTGTTTCCACATACTTCGTTTTTGTTTGTATACAAATACAATATTGTTCGTGTGCTGGTTTATCTAAAAATGGTGCAAGTGGCATAGATTCGACTGTAGCACCATCGACGTATGTATTGTTATTGTATTTCCTCGGTGAAAACACGAAAGGAATAGATATGCTCATACACACAGCATCCAATACTTTCATATCCGGGTGTGTATCAACCGAAAAGTACTCTGTAGACGACGTGTTCACACAAAATGCCGATATATAAATCTTTTTTTGAAGTTCTCTAAACGTGGGATCGCACCCACAAATCTCTATTAATTTTTCTCTCATAGATTCGAGGTCTACAAATCCAAATTTTTGTAAAAAACATTTCAAGTTCAATTTCACTAAATCTGAAATGTTCAATCGTAATGATATATCTATCATCTCATCAATACTCTTTCCGAGTGCCAATAACAGGGCCAATATGGACCCCGCGGACGCACCTGAAATTTCTTTGACATGGATGAGTTTATGTTCTATAGTCTTTAAATGGCCAAGCATTGCGAAAATGCCCATAGCACCTGGACCAATTACCAAATATTTCATCGATGGTCACTTAATAGAACTGAGGAAATTGCTTTCGCAAAAGAGCGAACACGAGCGCAAAAACGACGGTGTGGGTAAGAGCAGACGCCATGCTCGTTTGTCCAGACATCAAGACACCCTTCGAGCCGGGTGGCAAGGTAAGGAGCATACCTGGGCTCAATACCATGAACAAAGTGGTAGTGACGATGAGGTCGGTCTTGGTAAGAACGAGACCCATGGCCTTCGCGATCAAGGAGAAGACAAGGAAAAACACGAGCGCGTGGAAAAGGACGGCTGTGCGGCCAGTGAGACCGTCACGGAATCTGATGCTGGTACCATCAGTGCGAAGCAAAATGCCTGGGCTGAGCGCAAGGAAGAGTGCGGCTGGAATGGTAACCTTTTGGGATGTGATATCTGGAAGCATGTTTATATTATATCATATTATAATTCTATGGCACTATTATTTGAATACGAATAACAAAATTCGATGAAATCGTGATATTGTGCATCTCGTAGTATGTGATGATCGAGCGCCCTGTCATGGAGGTATCGTCTTAAAAGATTCCACATCCACCAGAGATCGTCATCAAAATGACCACCCCAATCATCGATATGAAGTGGTCTATTCATTTGGATAGCGCTTTCTTCATCGTCACTGTACTCACAGTCACTCGTGCGCTCTGCTGCGTGTGCATACTCATTCCAAACCATTATTTTCTATCTCTGATACCCGTGAGGGAAAGTGATGTAGATTCCTTTACTGGTAAGTTATCGAGTATAGCCTTTAATACACTTTCAGCCTGTTGTTCATTTCCATTGAAATAATTGACAAGACCTTCCTTCACCGTCGTCTTGTTAAGACCCGTCTTTCGTGTATTTTTTCGGTCCGAAATCTTACCCTTTTTGAGATTAATGGCATCGAGACCATTATCCATCATGAGTTTCTTAACATTCAATTTAAGGGACTTTTCCGCCTGGGTGAGCACCTTTATATCTTCTCTGGCTTCTGTAATTTGCTTGTTTAGTTCAACCAACTTAGAGACGCTGTTTGAGAGTTCGTCTGAGGGAATTTGAGACATTTATATACCTATAACACGTTATTTCTTTAAGTCTAAGCGCACAAGCTACGTTGCATGGTATCGGGGGCGATGGTCGAGTTATTCCACACGAAAGCATCCTTGGGGTTTGGTGGGTCGGCGCGAATTTGTTGGTTCGCGTTACGGAGAGCACCACCAATGGTTTCTGGGAAACCTACTTGTTGGCGTGGTTCAAGGAAGTTTTGGCCAGACAAAATGTCATCTGGGGCGAACTCACCGAAATCCTCCTGAGGCGCAACTTCGCGTGGGAGAAGGGACGAGGCGAGACCGGTACCCGCGCGCATTTCGCAACCAACACCAGCTTCGGCGGATGGACCAGCCGCATCAATTCCAGTGATCATGGAATATTCACGTTCCTTAACAGCGTATCCCGAACGATTGTTCAAGAACATAAGGTAAACGACGGCCACTATTGCAAGGGCGATGAGCGCCTGTCTAGGGGTGACCTTCTTTTGAAACTTCATCTTTTATATATAAAAACAATTTTTTTATTCATCGCCCTCAATCACACATTCGTCTGGGTATGCCTCAACTTCGGGCTCGGGTTCGGGCTCGGGCTCAGGTTCAGGTTCAGGTTCAGGTTCGGGCTCTGGGGTTGGTTTGAGCTTCACCTGGACCAAGTTCCACGTTGGACCAAACGCCTTTTTTGCAAACCAAAGCCCTGCATATTCGAGCATAACGGAACATTCGGTGCCTGGAGTTAGAACTTCAAAGTCAACGAGTTCCTTTTTGATGTTGAAAACCTTCGTCACGCTGATACGTTCCGCCGAAAGTGTATCTTCCTTCGTATACACCTTCTGGATCGTTTGCTCTGGAAGTTGCTTCCCAAACCAAGTGGTGCAGTTTTCAATGGCGGACGCGATATTCTTCGCGTGAATATCCTCCACCTGTTCAATGCCAGTGGCGCCTGACACATCAAAGGTCACTTCGGCATCTACGTCGACAATCTTTGCGTTGTTCACCTGAACAAAACAACGCTTCTTTTCATCCGTAAGCGCGGTCGCGTGATAGAGACCATCTTCACCCTTTGAAAGAGAACTGTAAATCATTGTATACATCATATACGGTTCAAATCTTTAACCCCCACAAATGGTATAGTCGCCGATTTACGTAGTAATTGACTTGGAACCCATGCATCTCGCATTGGTTTGAAACCATAGAGAGTTTCTTCCATTTTTACATTTCTTGGTATTGGGATGGCTCGCTTTGGTCTGTAATTGTACTCATCTTTCACATACGAAGTGGAATCATTTTTGACCCAGTCGAGTGTTTCGGTATTAAATCGCATATTTCCGTGTGTCCTGGTGTATCCAGAAATGGCAGAATTACCCATATTTTGGGCTGAATGTAGACCATGAACGTATTGTTTTGATAATTTCTCTGGATCTGGTGTAGTCGTAAATTGTGTATACTTTCGTGGGTTCACTTTTAATGCTTGGTTTATTTTCACGGGTTTGAATGTTCGCACTTTCTTGTGTGTTTTCTTGAGTGGTATGTTTACTTTTTTCATTATAGTTTCCATTGAATCTGTGGGTAAGATTTCGCGTCGAGTCACGAGCTTTGCGAGTTTTATCATTCTCGTTCTGTCCTTTTCCTTCTTTTCGGGTGGACGAAGGCCTAGCTTTTGCATCGTGTACGCGTCTTCGATAAGAAACTTCTTCGAGGCCAATTTGATGTTATCGAATTTACCAATGACATATTTACCCGTGATCTTGAATATATCGAGTGCTTGGACCTTGTCATCACCGACATCAAATCCAAACTCCTTTGGGCGCATGAATGCGATATCAAGTATGCCACCGATATTCAGGTCTTCAATTCGTCCCGACTTTGGTGAGAACACGCGTGCTTTCATATCAAGCGTGAATAGTTCAATATCAGCGAGTGTGTCTGGACCTTTCTTTGCACCCTTTCTCTTTGGAATTAACGTGTATCGTCGCGTGACATATGGTCCACGTTTTGCGAATCCAAAGCCGATAAACTGACCTGGTTTCCCACGTTTATCGTATGCAATTTTGGCAAACTTTGTATTGACACGTTTCGCGAGTTCGCCGAGTTTGTTCCATAATAACAGCTTTACAGCCTGAAGTTTACCAAAGAATTTTTCATCCGGTTTGAATCTTGGAACAAATTTTGTGTCTATGTCGAGCGTCATGATTCTTTCGCTTGGTTCCAGGTATGAGTTCACCGCATCACCACCCGATAATATTAAATCACCCACTGGTTTCAAAAATTCAGTCAATTCATCTATGACTGCATATAACTCGTAGCGTATGGCGTCTGTGATGATGACACCAACGAAATCCTTGAAGTCTTTGTCTTTGTGTAAACGATGTAGCCTGGCTCTGAATCTAGAGACATCGTTTGCGTCATAAAATTTCTTCAACACCGGGTCATTGTGAAATAATTTCTTCTTCCTGAATCGAGATATGACCCCGGGTGAATACTCTGTCTCATCCATGTTATTAGTATGTTACATAATATTATTGAACGGCATTTCAAGTAGCTTAAAGATGTCACACCTAAGTAAGATATAATACGAGATGTCTCTTGAAACTGTTATTACCGAAATCACCGCGCTCCGCGCCGAAGTTAAGTCGTTGACCAAGATTGTTCGCAAGATTAAGGCGAAGCAAGACGACCCAACTGGTGAAAAGGCTGCTAGTCGCGCGAAGAACAACGGGTTCAACCGCGAACAAGCTATCTCCCCAAAGCTCCGTGAATTCCTCGGTGTCGAAGAAGGTAAGCTTGTCTCGCGTAGCTTCGTCACTCGTGCGATTAACAACTACGTGACCGAAAAGGGACTCAAGCACCCAGAAAACGGTCGCGTCCTTGTGCTCGACGAAAAGCTCCGTGATCTTCTTGAGCCACCTGCGGATACGCAAATTACGTTCTTGAACTTGCAAAAGTACTTGAGCCCACACTACACCAAGGTTGAGGAAACGGCTTAAAAAAATAATTAACACATAGTATAAATGATCATCGATAAGGAGACTGTCGAAATCCTTGTTGGTACAAAGATATCAAAGATAGATTTGTACCAAAAAGCATTCACGCATAAATCTGCACTCAAAGAAAATGAAAACCTTGACTCGTTTGAGACCCTCGAATTCATTGGAGATTCAGTGTTAGGTTTTGTGATTACTAAATTTTTGTTTGACAGGTACGAACAACAGAAGGAGGGATTCCTCACGAAGGCCAGAACTAAACTCGTTCGGGGCGAGATGCTCGCCAAGATTGCAATGAAACTAGAAATGTACAAGTGGATTCAAATGGACGAAAAGGGTATGCGTAACGAATGGTTCAAAAACCCAAAAATTTTGGAAGATGTGTTCGAAGCTTTCATTGGGGCGATTTATATGGACCTTGGTCTATTACACGCAAAGCGATTCATTTTGAATATATATGAAAATCCAAATCTCGTTGATATGCGAGCCATCATGATAGATGATAACTATAAGGATCATCTTATGCGGTATTGTCAAACACATGGACACCCGTTACCGGATTATAGAGTCATCTCACACGATAATGGTATATTCTATGTAGATGTGTATGTGAATGATGTCATTCTCGGACGAGGCTTTGCAAAGAACAAAAAACAAGCTGAGCAAAATGCAGCTAAATATTTTTTCTATCCAAAATGTAACAAACTATGATGGTTCCCGTTTTATTTGCCGCGGTGTGTTTGTTATTTAGAAGACCGACCGTTACACGGACACACCCAAAGATGCTACTCATACACGAGTGTAAACGATTGGGTGCCCCATGTGACGGGACTTCAAGAATATTACGTCATCGTATTAAATGCTTAAAAGGTAAGACGTATTAAATCATAGGATGCACCCAAATGTCGAAAAATTACTCAAGAAGACGTATGCTGAACAGAGGTCACAAGAATGGCTCGATTTGAGAAAGAATATGCTCACCGCATCAGATGTGGCCACAGCTATTGGGGAAAACAAGTACGAAAAGCCATTCGACTTACTTTTAAAGAAATGTGGTAAGGGAAAGCCGTTCACTGGGAACGCGGCCACAGAGCACGGGAATAAATATGAAGATGAAGCTCGTATCATTTATGAACAGAGACACAATGAAGTCGTTCACGAGATTGGTTTAGAACCACATCCAAAATACCCGTGGCTCGGTGGTTCCCCGGATGGTATCAGTGAGTCGGGGAAACTCATTGAAATTAAGTGTCCGATGTCAAGAGAAATCTTACCAGAAGTCCCACGACACTATATGCCACAGCTTCAAATGTGTATGGAAATTCTTGATCTCGAAGAATGTGATTTCATCCAATACAAAAATGCGGATTTCAACTGGCCTAGACCAGAGGAGTTTGTCGTCGTGAACGTCAAGCGAGACCGAGAATGGTGGGAGAAGTATTTTCCAGTCATGGAAGAATTCTGGCAAAAGGTGTTGTATCACAGGGAACACGGTATCGAAGAACCCGTCAAGAAGACAAGAAAGCCTAGAAAACCAAAGGAACCCGAACCAGAGGCTCCGTGTGAAATCAAGTCCGACTCAGACGACGACTACAGAGATGAGTGACATGTTCCACTCAATTAGCTCGATTTATGGATATCTCCTTAAATGGCAAAAACTTGAAAATGTTTTTGCGATTTTGTCCTAACAATAGACTTCATATTATTATGTGATAATATATAAATGAATACACAACCGATCGTCATAGAGCAGAAATCGAATGGCATGTTCGGTACTACTATGAAAATAATAGGTTTTATTTGTTTGTTTTCGTGTATATGTTCTATCTGGTCATCTTACAGGACAGCGAAGGCCGTTGGTAACGCAATTGGAAATCTGGACATCAAAAGGGTAGATAAGACCGCGGGTCCAATCATAACTGATATGAATATCATAACACGGGACTCGACACCGAGTGGCACAACTACGATGGAAATAAGTTCTGATGAACCTCTAGCAGAATCAGTGAGCACAAAGGCCATGAAGATTGCGTTATATAAAACAGCTGACTGCACCGATGAACCCATAGAATCGGTGGAATTGGCGGCGGGTACACTTCTCACTGCAAAAGGTGCGTTAGATAAAAGAGGTCTCGAAAGAGAATCCAATTATGTGTGTTGTATAAAACACGAGAACGCCAAACTTGCGGGGGAATACATGAAGGCTGGTGAAAAGAAAAATTTTGGTATATCGAATGATGGTAAAACAAACATCATTCAGTTTGGAGAACCCGACGGACCTGAAAATTGTGCAACCGAATTTTTTGCAAATTGGACTCCTCTTAAATAATTTCTAAAATTAAAAATAAAAAAATATTTTTTTAAAAACTTTTTTTTAAAAAAAGAAAGTGTAAAAAATAAAAAAAAAATTTTGTGTTTTAAAAAATGAAAAACAGTGGTGTTACTTTCCTAAGTCATCACAGTGTATACATAAATCAAACATAAACAAGCATGAACCTATATGATTATCAAGAAGATGGTGTTAGATGGATGCTAGAGCGCGAGACACACAAAGACAAAGGGAAACCAATGGGTGGTTTTTTATGTGACGAGATGGGTCTAGGGAAAACGATTCAACTCATTTCGGTGATGCTCAGAAATCCAGTAAAAAACACACTCGTGATTGTACCCAAATCAATCGTGACGCAGTGGAAACAAGAGATACACAAATTTGCTCCTCAAATCAGTGTTTTTGTGTATGATGGATTAAATCGTTCGCGAGAGTTGAAAAATTTAACAGATAACGATATCACGTTGTGTCCGTACAGTTTGTTGAATGAAGAAGATCCAGTGATTCACAAATTAAAATGGAACCGGATCATTCTCGACGAAGCCCATGAAATTCGAAACAGACGTTCGCGGAGGTTCAAGTCGGCACACGCGCTCGCATCAGATATACGTTGGATTGTTACCGGTACACCGGTATTTAACAAAGTGGATGACTTCGTATCTCTCTGTATGTTTTTGGGTATAGATAGGCTTACTGTACAATGCAATTTGGACAAAATAAGGTCAATGTATGTGTTAAGACGAACTAAAAATGAAGATTCGATACCAAAATGTCACTTTGAAAATATCGAACTCGACATGTATCCCGAAGAGAAAAAGATGTATGAACATGTGTTTTCCGAATCACAGGAAATGATACGAGAAATGTTACGTAATTCATCTGGCAATACGTCCATATATAACATGGACATTCTAGAGTGTTTATTACGTGCACGACAAGCCATGATTTGGCCTCAATTGTATGTAGACGGTATGTCTAAAAAGATGCAACAAGACTTTGAACCATGGGTAGGACGTTCTAAAAAACTAGAAACGCTATTCCAAATGATTTCAGAGCATCAAGACGAAAAATCGATCATTTTCTGTCAATTCATGGGCGAAATGAACTACATTCAAGAAAATCTACAATGTCCCGTGTTTCGTATTGATGGTTCATGTAGCAAAGAACGTCGAGAATCGCAACTCAATGAATTCAGACGCGCCCCATCAAACAGTGTGTTTATCATCCAGGTGAAAGCGGGTGGTCAGGGTTTGAATATTCAGTGTGCATCCAGGGTATACATCACGAGCCCCGCGTGGAATCCAGGAACCGAGTTACAAGCGATCGGTCGATGTCATCGCACAGGTCAGACCAAAGAAGTGTACGTGAAGAAATTGATATATAAAGGTGACGAAAAACATCCAAGTGTTGAAGAATCCATCGTAGCACTCCAGGTGAGAAAATCACACGAGTCTGCAGAAGTGCTCGATGATTTACGTATAAAGACGCAGTTACCAGGAAGGTCCGAGGGTTTATCTATCTCCGAGATTCGAAATATTTTCAAAGCATAGTATATATAAAATGAAGACATTCGGTTCGAGAGCGGAAGTATTTCACGGTACTGCGGAAAAAACGGCGGGTGGTCTTGTGAAGAAGGATTTGTTCCAAGACAAGTATGGTGCCATCAAGAGCAAGGCGGCGTCTAAGGCTGCGCTCGAGCGCATGGAAGAAGAAGGTAAGAAGGCGATGGTGAAGGTCTTCAAGCCAACGAAGTCTGGTTTCAAACTTCAGCCCAAGGCTGGTACCAAGGCGTACAAGACCAAAATTAAGAAAATGTTGTAATAATATAAGAGATGTCACTC